ATAGTAGTGCTGGATAGTGTTGCGGGGCTTATACCCAGTGAGATTCTTAAACAAAAAGATATGTTTAGTTACAGTCCTATGGCATGGCAATCAAGGTCTTGGAATCAGGCGTTGATTAGACTTTTACCACTGCTGAGGAACGGGTCTGCCCTTGTTGTTATAAACCAGACTAGAGGCTCTATGGGGCCTGTAGCGGCGATAGAGACGATGCCGGGTGGGAAAGGCCAACAGTTCTTTGCTCATGGGGTCTTAGAGACACGTAGAGGGGAATATATCAAAGATAGCAAGGGTAAACGTTTAGGATTTAATATTATTACTTCTCTTCAGAAAGATAAGTTCGGGGGGAAGCGATGGGAGCAGGTAGAGATACCGTTTAGAGTTGAGGGTGGAATAGATATAGCTGAGACGTATCTACGAGAAGCCTTAGCCCTTGGTTTAATAACCAAGAGCGGCGCATGGTATACCAGCGACTTCTTTGGGGACGAAACGATACAAGGTTTCGATAATCTTAGATTAGTAGCTGCTGCAAATCCTGATAGTATGGAGAAGTTGGTTAGTGCCATACAGACACGGGACTAAACAGGAAAAACTTATAGAGAGATGTATTGAAGAATCGGGGCTGCGTTATCTAGCACAAGCCAAGTTCGGACAGTACGATGTGGACTTTTTTCTTACAGAAATTGATGTGGTAGTGGAGGCAGATGGGCCTTTTGGTCACCTCTCTAAAAGAGATGAGCGTAGGGACAAAGATTTGAGAGATATGGGAGTCGCAGAAGTGTGGCATTTTAGAGAGAAAACTTTACAAGATATAAAGGAAAGATTATGTCAGGAATTACACAGATATCAAAATCAAATAACATAGAAGCCCCTGCTGTTAGGGTTGATCTAGGATTAACGTCTCTAATACAGGAAGGTTTAGAACGTAAGAACTCTCCTCCGAGGGCGGGAGTATTCTACCCATCTACCCTAGGTAATAAATGTGACCGATATATGTATATGGCTTATAACGGTATGCTGCTAGGGAATGATATACCTCCTAGGATACAGCGAATCTTTGATGTAGGTGGTGCCTTTGAGGAAAGATTTGAGAAATATCTAAATAATGTAAAACTTCTAGTAGATAGAGAGCTTCCTATCAAAACAGAGAACCCTCCCATATCAGGTAGAATAGACTTCATAGTGTTCCCAGATGACCCGGTGCCAGTAGAGCTAAAAACTATCAAGCAGGAAGAGTACAAAAAGTTACGGGGGCCAAAACCAGAGCATTTGTTACAGCTTCAATTGTATCTAAATATGGGTAATTATAAGCATGGTTATGTATTGTATGAAAATAAAAATACGCAGGATTGGAAGTGTTTTAAGTTGGGACGAGATGAAACTCTTTGGGATAGTGTGGTGGAGAGATGTGTACGTGTGATGGAGATGAACGAAGCTCCGGAGAAATGTACAGGTAATCGTTGGTGCGATTGTAAGAAGGTGGAAGTATGAAAAAACGTTGGAGTTATACGAACGCTATAGATAATGCAGAAAACTATATCGGAAATCTAAGTATTCCTACGTTCGGAATGTCGTTGGACACTCCGGATTCGGATTTGAAATTTTCAGATGTAATACATGCATCAGTAACTAAATTAGAAGAGTATTTGGTTGTCTACGGTGGTTATAAAAGTTTGTTAGAACAACATGTTGCAGATATAGAAGCTCGTAAAGGGGCTATGGAAGCTCAGTTTGATGAGGGATATAATGTAGCTATGTATCAGGTTGCAGAAGAACATATTGGCAAGGGTGAACGTAAACCTACCAAAGAGCAGTTACGGGGGGAGATTATGCTTTCCAGAGAGTCTCTGGCTAAATTGAGGCGAGATGTGATAGATATTACAACGCTATATACTAGCTTGTTAGGGCAACTCAAATTATACACTTCTGCATTTGCGACAGTTTCTAGGATAGTATCTCTTAGAACTCAAGCCTATAAGGATTCAGAATGATAGCAGGATTTGATTGTTCTTCAAAAGCTATACATCTTTCTCTTTTAGATGAGGATGAGAATTTAGTAGGTTTAGAAAAATTTGAAAGCAAGGATAAGGATTATGAAATTAGATTCTATGAGATACTCGACAAGTTTGAAGCTTATGCTGGTATAATAGATATAAGCACAGCAGCGATAGAGTCCGCTATATACATACAAAATGCGAAGGCCACAATAGCCATAGCTTCGGTGGTAGCGGGGATAAAACTACAATTGCATAGGTCAGGTACTCCATTTGCTTCTGTGGATAATAGAAAGTGGAAAAAAGTAATTATAGGAAAAGGTAACGCTTCTAAAAGTGAGATAATGGATTTTTCACTTTCAAAATGGGGCGATCAGTTTCCGGAGCAGGATTATGCAGATGCTGCTTGTATAGCATTGTGGAGGAGAAGAGATGGCAGATAAGTTTAAGATGTATGTTTCTAGACAGGGTTCTAAAAAAGAAGAGCCTGTGGTATACGAAGACAGGTTGCCTGAAGGAACTACGGTAGAAGATTTAAAAAAGAAACATGGGGTAGTTATTTGGTGTAAATATTTTGACTGTGTTAATAATAAACAATTTAAAGATACTCAACGTACAACTGGAACTCTTCGTAAAGATAGTAATTTTAAACCTATTGCAGAAAGAGAGCACGTTTGGCAGGGGTTGTGTACTAGAGAAGAGATTGGGATAGATTTTAAAACGTTCTTTTCTAGTGGGGCTAAATATAAAGTACCAGCTTGTTATAACGCAGCTACTAATGAAACAGGATATATGGACTTTAGCAGGTTATTGCAATCAGACGGTTCGCCCTACGGAGGAAATATTGATTCACAAAGTTCGGAACACGGAACTGAAGCTTTTGGAGTGCATTAATGCCTAAAAATATACCAGTTGCAATACGTCTAAAAGGTATGGAATTATATGTAGCTAACAGCATGAGTGCGAGGGAAATAGCCGAACATCTAACGATCAATTATAACATTAGTGTAAAACCTCCCACTATATATGCTTGGGCTAGGAAGTATGATTGGGATAACAAGAGGACGCAGGTTGCTACGCAAGCAGATGATAAAATAGTTCAAAGCGAAGCGAATAGAGCATTTCAGATACAGGATGAGCAACTTAAAATTTATACAGACATTAGAGAAAAAGCTTCTAATGAGTTAGGTAATCTAAACTTTACCAGAGCTTTAGATGCGGTCAGAGCTGCTGACGTTGGTATACAGGGAGAACGACGAGTATTAGAAGGACTAATCAATTTACAATTCGTTCAAGAGGTTATGAGAGTATTGGTTGATGAGATTGATGATGGGGAGTTACTAGCTAAAATTGCAAATAGATTAAAAATATTAGTGTCTACAGAGGAACAAAATGCCGACCGAAGTAGTAACTCTTAAAGAAGCTTTTGGCCTCCTCTCTACAGGGATAAAAAATAGTGACAAGGTTGCTATAGGTTCGTTTTGGGAATTTGTCCGAGATATTTGGGGTTTGAGTTTCCAACGTCCCGAGTTGTTTCGTGCTTGGCATGTTAAATTTTTATGCGAAGAATTAGAAGCGACGATTAAAGATAAGAAAAATTATACTGCGGTATTACCTCGCGCTCATTTTAAGAGTACTATTTTAGGACATGCCTTTGCTATATGGACATTATTGAGGGCTAAAACTGATACTAGAATTTTATACTTATCTTATAGTGATACTATGGCTAAGTATCATATGAGTGAGATAAATAAAGAAGTATCTCGTAATCCTAAAATACCAAAATGGATACGAAACGAGGCTCCCAAAGCAGATTATACGTTTAGATATAGACATGCTAACGGGAGTTCCTTAGAAATAGCGCACGGGGGGTTATTCTCCTTCAAAAGAGGTATGCATGTTAATGGCGCATTGATAGCTGATGACATCCTAAAAGACCCTGAGAACCCACTGAACTTATCTCAAATAAATAAGATTGAAGAACACTTCATGACTGAATCTATGTTCATACCTAACCAAGGAGTACCGGT